TTGTTTTAATAATTGTATTCTATCTGGTGCTCTTTTTTGTGATAAATAATATGCAAGACCAGAACACATACATGGTAGAAATCTAAAAGGAACATCTGCATTATTAGTAAAAGCTCCAGCATCATCAATTCTATCAATTGAATAATATTTTAAAGTTGTATAAGTAGAAGCATCTGGTGCAAGATAAACACTTATAGTTGGTTGTGTTTGTCTGTTAACATAATATTGTGAAGGTTGACCAGTTGCTAATTTATTTGGTAATGCAGAGTAAGCAGATCTATCTATTTTTGTTAATGCAATATCTTGAGTTGAAGATGTTCCTTGTCCAGTTATATTTTGTACTGCTACACCAGAGGCATGAGCAACTGCCGAAGAACCTAAAGCTCCTCTTGTAGCTCCAGTCAATGTGTTCGTAGATTTACCAGTGTATGTAATAAATTCTAAACCAATTTGAACTGTGCCACTTGAAGCAAACGCAGAACCATCAGTTAAAACAATACTTGTAGCAGAATTTGTTAAAGCAGTACTAAGAGTTCCATTTACTGCACCAGTTGAAGATATATAAGCTTCAAGAACATCATTTACTTGAGTTGGAACAGAATAAGTTGCAACTCCTGCTGTAAATATAATTTGATTTAGATTTACTTTCCAAAGGTGAACACCTCTGTTTCCCCATTCTGAAAATAAAAGATTTAAACTTCTTCTAGCACTTCTTATGTCATTTCCACTATTAGTTCGTAAGCCACATCTCTCGTAAGCTTCTTCAATAATATCATCGATTTGTAAATCGAATACTGTAGTTCCTGACGTTGCCATAATTCATTACATTATATCTTTATAATAGTCTAAAGTCTTTCCCGGTAGTAATTGTTCGTCTTGTAAACCCATACCTGATGATCTTGCTGCACCCATTCCTTTAACTGCAGCTCCTCCAGCATCTCTACCTAAATAGTTTAAAGATGGACTTAACGCAGCTCTAGATTTTATAGATTTTTTAGCTATTTTTTTACCTTTGTCTGACATTAAAACTCCAAGTCCTACAGAAGCTTTTTTCATCATCTTAAAATCTTCACCAGATATTTTACCATCTTTATTTTTGTCTAATTTTTTTTGATTGCCTTTTAACATAATAATTCTCCTTAAATTTCTATCATACCACCATAATATCTCTTGGTAAAGGTACTAACATTTGTTGGTTTACCACCAACTCCTTGTGATTTATTTCTTTTTCTTACAACCGCAGAACGCTTTTGCGAGGATGTCATTTGGGCTGCTTTTGCAGCAGGAACGCATTTGGGGTACTTTCTTTTTGATCCACTTGCAGATTTTCTTCCACATTCTTTATACCCTCCTCCTTTTTTGGGTGATCCTATATCTACCCATTTTTCGTTAAACCATTTTTTAAGACTCATTAAAATACGCCTTTAAAACCTTTGCCTCTGATAGCTGCTCCACCACCTCTGGCTTCTCCACCACCACTAAAATTTTTAGAAAAACTTAAACTTAAATTTTTAGCTTTTCCTTGTTTTGTTCCTGTAAGTGAAAATTCAGAAGAGTCTCCCTCTTCCATATTCCCTTTAGTTATTCCAAGTGATATGGCACTATTAATATTTTCTTTACTTACTTTACTGAATGGTTTTTCTATCCCACCAGAAATCGATGTTTTACCTTTTCCTATACTTACAGTAGCTTTTGGAGAAGTTACATATTCATCATCAAAAACATTTACTCCACCACCTATTGTAGTTCCTTTAAGTGTTTTTTTTAAATAATCTGGTATATTCTTCTTACCCATTAAAATACTCCTTCAAATTTTTTACCTCTGATAGCGGCTCCCGTTCCTCTAGCTTCTCCACCACACATCATGCCCTTAGCTTCAATAGATTTTTGTTCTCTGTAATTAGCTGCATCAATATCATCTCCATATTTTCTTGCATCAAAAGGATTATCAAATGTTTTTTCTTTTTTCTTATGTTTCTTTAAAACATCTTTTGCTTTTTTAGCCATCGATCATTCCTTTGTAATAATTATTTAAACTTTTATTTGATACCTTATGACCAGCTAAATCGCCTCTCATATAGCTACCATCGTAAGATTGCAATTTTTGTGCAAATTGTCCATCAGAAGCTTTTACAACAGATTGTAAAGTTTTAGCTTGAGCCGCATGTGTTTTAGATGCTTTTTTTAAACCACCTATAACTTTTTTAATTTTAGCCTCACCACCAACAACCTTACCAGCTGGTTTTGGTCCTTTAAAATCTTTTCTTTTTACACCACTTGGGTCTTTAATTTTACCAGCACATATCTTACTAGCATAAGCATTAGCATATGCTGAAGGATATACTCGAAATTTTCTTTTAGCGGCCGCTTTGCCTCTAGCACATAATTTAGTCATAGTGTCTAAGCCTTTTTCTGTTGTACAACTTTTTAGATTGTATCACTTTTGACTTGTAGTTTCTAGACCTTAACTTTTTTGCTTCTGGATTTCTTTTTAATAGATGCGATAACTCTTCGTTTTTTTTCTTTTTCATCTCTAGCACCTCTTAACTTACCCTCTATTTGTTTAGGTATTTGTGATCTCGTTATTGCCATATTATATTAACTCCTTTGCTGAGCCTAGTATTGGTTTATATTTAGTTTTACCTTCTGATTTGAAAGCGTGTAAGAATGATGCTCTTGGTTGATCTGATATCCAGCTACAGTGGATCCAGCCCGAGTTAGGTTCGCCCGGAGTGTAGAACTCGAGAATCAATTGATCTGGTGAAAGATTATTTTTAATCCAATCAAATAATTCAGCGTTGTCTACGCCAATACATTCAAAATCTGCCGCCTCAGCTTTTGCATGTTGTGATCGTGCCGAGCTACCGATAGCTTCACACAATGCCACGCTACGAAATCCGCTGGTAATTTTAACTCTGCCGAAATGGTCACGTACTGGTTGTAAAATATTTTCACACAATGCTTTTAATTTTTCTATTTGTTCTGCGTTAGGATTATTATTAATACCCTTACGGATTGCTGTGTCTGATTTAATTAATTCTGATAAAGTAAAATTACGACTTAAATTCATAAAAACTCCTATTCTAAAATTAGTTTTTTAATACTTTTGCTACCATCAATATTTGACTCTAGTTCTGCCATAGACTTTATGCACTGGTACTGTACTTGTTTTTTTGTATCACGCATTGCAACTCTTTTGCCTTTCAAACATTCAGACATAGATTCTTGAATTCTGTGTTCCTTGATCTCTCCGTTGATTATCATAAGAAGAGCCACTATCATCTCTGTCATAATACTTTACCTTTGTTTTCACCTTTTTTAACAACATATTTTTGTGTACCATTTTTACCGTGTTCAACAGACTGTTTTAAATTTTTAACAAAGTTCATTTGTTTAGCTTTCTTTTCCATGTCAGAAATATATTGCACAACTTGTCTAGTAATTCTTTCCATTTGCTCTTACCTTATCTTTTAAATCTTCAATATCTTTTAATGCTTTATCTAATTGTTCTCCTAAAAATTCTATGTTGACTTTGTTTGTCATATTCATCTCTTGGGTTTCTTCCATTTTCTCTACAGTCTTATAAAGATCTTCGATTAAAAAATGTTGCTCTTGATCGGTAGGGACTTGCTCACTTTTTTTAAGCAAATCATTTTCAAACAACTCACGTGATGTCTCCAGTGAAACTAACCTAGCCGTCAACTCGGTGTAAGCGAATACACCCATCGCAACGAGCACAATCAAACTAGCTACGGTTTTCATCGGCATCTGCACAGCTGCTTCTTCAGATATATTTAATGTTTTTTTATTCATCTATCTTTGGTTTTGGTAATGGTAGTATAAAGTCTTTTGGTGGTATTTTCAATGTACTCTCCTTTGATTTTATAAACTTATCTCCCATTAAATTAACATCTGGGTTCTCTTTTTTATACTCATCTTTCAGGTCATCCCACAAACTTTGTGAATCAGATGGTCTAGTGTTATCTCTTGCAGGAGTTACACCTCTACATTTAGAAACTAACAATCTAAAATTTTCGTTCTGTGCAAGACTTGGATTACTATTAACCCTGCCACACATCTTCATTAACTCTAACTGTTGTTTAATTTGTACATTTTCTTTTGAAGTTTTACAGTCTGTTCCTAAATATTTTCTGTATGTGAATCTTAAATACTGTTGTTCATTTGTACTACTCTCACTATAATTATAATCAGTATCTCTTTGTTCTGTGCTTACTTCCATCTCACCACATCTTACACCATACTCATTAAGATATTCGTTTTTAGGATATGCAGGTTCTACCAAAAAAGCTAATATTGTAAGAGCTAAAACAAGTAATCCTGTAAAATAATAATTCATCCTGAGAACCTCCATACATTACCTGTTTAAATCCTTAATATCATAGTCGTGCTCTCTAACTTGATCTGCTAGTTGTCTGTATAAATTTTCTGCCATCTGCCAAGTAGACTCCGCAGAAGTTAGTCTTGTATTTTGATCTACAATTTCTTGTTGATTAGTATTGATAGTGTCTGTTAAATTAACAATGTATCTAACACCAGTAAATGTTCCAACCAATACAGATGCAACAACAGGTACTAATACAAAATTCTTTTTTAATAAATCTGCTAAATTCATTTTTTCTTTTTTTTAGGTTTATTTATAACTATATTATCTATTCTTTGTATCAGATTGTCTAGATAGCCTAATATTTTATAAATTATTTTATCAATCATTTTTTACCATTATTTTCATAAGACATATCTTGAGCATAATCTTTATAAGACTCATATGTTCTTTTTTCGTCTTTTACTTCTTCCATATCGTAAAACATTTTATTAGAATCTTCTGTAACCATGCTAGAGTCTTCTGCATCCCAATACGTACTTTGTACTGAATAGTCAGGCCAACTGTTATCAGTAGTATAACTATTACAGTGCCACAAAATACGGTTATTAGGCTGAGCTGCATAATTACCGTTATCAAGCTCCAATATATGTGCACACTTATGTTCTTGAGGAATTTCAGAATGTTCGACATCCAATATATTAGTATCTGGATGAGCCCAGTCAATGGTAAATAAATATTTGCCATGATAAAATTTTTTGTCTAATCCTAAAAATTTTCCTTTTAAACCATCCAACCAATCAAAACAAGTGACACTAGGCCAATAGCTAAAACAGTTCCACAATTCCAACTCGTGGACTTGCATATCTGGCACATTGGCACGATCATATGATTTTTGAAAAAACGCTGAGATAGGCAATCTCCAAAAACACGCACCGTTTGGTAACATGATATTAAATAAGATTGCACGTCCTGATATACTGGTAATTGAGAAGATAA